AACCTTGGGCTGCATCTAATTATCTTCGTGACCCATCCAGAAAACCAGATTGGTTATGACTAAGTTAATTGAAAAGGATGACCCACGTTACTTCTCACAGACAAGTAACAAATCTTATGAGAGGCATCACTATAAAATAGTTTACAAAGACAGCTCTATTGTGGTAGAATCATGGGATGAGGTTCAAGAGTGGTGGTGGAATAATTGCCATCAACCATTATTTGATGCCGTTGTACACGTTATTGACAAACCAAAGACTAAGAAAAAGTCAAAAGGATTTTAATTATGAAAACAAAAGAAGAACTTGCGATAGAGTATTGTGAATACACTGTCAGTAAGATGGATGACGAAACTGTAAGGAAGATTGCTGTTATCAATCTCCTCGCTAACATAGACCAAGAAACCGATATTGCAACTTGGGAAGACTATGTGGCTCAGATGAAAGGTTTACATAACGCCGAAGATCTGATAGAGTTAATAAGACCATCCATGTTGCTGAGGGAAAAGAATGACGGATGAATTTATTTGGGTAGAAAAATATCGTCCTAAAACTATTGATGAATGTATCCTTCCAGAAGGAATCAAAAAAACATTTAGAGAGTTTCTAAATGAAGGATCTATTCCTAATCTTTTGTTGTCAGGTCCACCAGGCATAGGTAAGACTACAGTAGCAAAGGCATTGTGTCATCAACTTGGAGCAGATTATTATGTAATTAATGGATCTGATGAAGGTAGATTTTTAGACACAGTTAGAAATCAAGCAAAGAATTTTGCTTCTACTGTTTCTCTTATGGATGGTGGTAGTCATAAAGTTATTATTATTGATGAGGCAGATAATACAACTCATGATGTACAACTTTTATTGAGAGCCAACATAGAGGCGTTCTATAAAAATTGTAGATTTATTTTTACTTGTAATTACAAGAATAGGATTATAGAACCTCTACATTCTAGATGTTCTGTAATAGATTTTTCTATCTTACCAGACCAGAAAGATGAGATCATGGCCACTTTCTTTCAGAGAGTTTTGAACATACTCAATGATGAGAAGGTAGAATTTGATAAGAAGGTGATTGCACAACTTATTAAGAAACACTTTCCTGATTGGAGGAGAGTTCTTAATGAGTTACAACGTCATTCGGTTGGCGGCAATATTGACTCATCTATTCTTGTTAACTTCTCGCAAGTAAACATTGATGATCTTCTTAGGAATTTAAAACAAAGAAACTTTGAAAATGTTCGTAAGTGGACCGTCAATAATTTAGATCAAGATGCACAAGTTTTGATGCGTCGTATATACGATGCTCTTTATGATAACTTTGACAACTTATCTAAAGCAGCTGCTGTTCCGATTGTTGCTAAGTATCAATACCAATCAACATTCGTTGCAGACCAAGAAATAAATCTCTTGGCATTTTTAACTGAAATTATGGTGGAGTGTGAATTCAAATGACCAAATCAACTTTTGCTAAAACTAAAGCACAAATCAAATCCTCTAGATACTATCTGTTCTGGGGTGCGGCAACTATTGCTGTTGTTATCGGACAAATCTATATCGGTAACGGATACCGTAGAATGGCAGACACAGGCGATGCTATATCTGCGGATATTAATTTACTCATAGAGGTTCTTACAACACCTAAACCCAGAACTATGCCTGTTCCAGGCCCAAGGTATCAATCTGAACCTGAGTATGGTATGCCCATAATCCAATGATTCTAAGTCCTGATAAAGCATCTATATTTGCAGATGAGTTTATAGATTACTTCTCAAATACAGGTAGGATTGATGAATATCTTGTTAAAGTAAAATTAGATAGATTATCTAAACTACCTTCGGCATTGCCTGGCATGGGACCTGAAGAAGATCTATTTACTAACTTTGACATGCACCCTAGTGACATGAAGATCAAAGTAAAACCTATACAAGGTAAGGCTTTGAGTGACATGTATAGTAGTAGGTTGCAGATAACCATGTCACATGTATTTGAGGATTCAATTCCAGGCAAATCTATGAAGTGGATGGTCTTTGAGGAGAATACAGATAAGATCATTGGGTTCATAAGGTTCGGTTCTCCCACCATAAATTCTAAACCTAGAAATGACTGGTTGGGAACCGTACCTGATTTGGGTAGATTCAATCGCCATGCGATTATGGGATTCATCATTGTTCCTACTCAACCTTTCGGTTTCAACTATCTCGGTGGTAAACTTCTGGCTATGTTATGTTGTTCTCATGAGGCAAGAGAACAACTAAATGCAAAGTATGATGCAGATATCTGTTTGTTTGAGACCACATCTTTGTATGGTTCTACTAAGTCTTCATCACAGTATGATGGACTCAAACCATATATGAGATACAAAGGCCTAACTGATAGTGACTTCACTCCTCTATTACATGACGAGGTATTTCAAAGACTTAATACTGAGTTCACCAGACTAAACAATGATAAATGTATAGTCAAGGAGGATGCTTCTAGTAGAAAATTAAAGATACAATCCAAGATGATTTCCTTGATAAAGAAACACTTGGATGATGCAGATAAACTTACAGAGTTTAATAATGCTATCCTATCTGCAAAGAATCTTACACAACAAAAAAGATTCTATATGTCTACTTACGGTTTTAAGAACTCTAGAGAAGTCATACTTGGAGAACAAGACACCCTAATCAAGGCAGATAACTATGACAGGTTTTCTATAGATCAAATTGTTTCATGGTGGAGAAAGAAAGCTTCTCGTAGATATGAGAATCTTATAGATGAAGGTAGATTAAGAACAGAGCAAGAAATATTCGAGAAAGATACCTTACCAAAATTTGATATTATACGATGATTGAATTGAAAGATTGGTTGAACTCTATCAACCAAACGAAGGAGGATCTCACTCTGGAAGATCCCCAAGCGATTAAAAAGTACCCACCTTTTATCATTAACAAGTGCTTATCTGCACACTATGATTGCATCATGTTTGTTAATGAGATGAACATAAACCACCACCTAGACAAGGTTCTTCAATATCAATTTTATCTAAATAGTCTTAGGAGAAAGAAAAGATACTCTCCTTGGCTCAGAAAAGATAAGGTTAAAAACCTTGATGTTGTTAAGAAGTACTATGGTTATAGTAACGAGAAAGCAATTCAAGCGTTAAGAGTCTTAACTAAAGAGCAGTTGAATTACATTAAAAAACGGATTGACGTTGGAGGTACAGCATGAGTGGGTTTACAGAACCTGAGATTGCTTGGTCACAGGACCAGATGATTGAAGTAACATTGAATGAACCAGATGATTTCTTGAAAGTGAGAGAAACGCTGACTCGTATTGGTGTAGCTTCAAGAAAAGAAAAAAAGATTTATCAATCGTGCCACATACTGCACAAACAAGGAAGATATTATATCGTACACTTCAAAGAATTATTTGCACTAGATGGAAAGTCTGCTAACCTTTCTATCAATGATGTTCAACGCCGCAACAGAATTATAACGCTCCTATCAGATTGGGGATTGATTACTATTCTTAGACCAGAACAAATTATAGATGTTGCTCCTCTAAATCAAATCAAAGTCTTGTCATATAAAGACAAAGGTGACTGGACTCTTGAGACAAAATACAATATAGGTAAGAAGAAAAAGGTAGTACAATCGTCACAGAGTACGTTTGTAAAGGCAGATTGACGGTTATCACTATGGTCTCTGAGGGTTTACATAACCCTCTTTTTTTATGCTTGTTGTATAATTAGTAGTGTACGCCGATAGGGTACAAACTTAAACTCGCTTATTAAGGAGACAACATGACTAACATTCAAAGATATCATACTCAGGATCTGGGCACACTAGTTGACAAGATCATGAAGAACAGCGTTGGTATGGACGATTACTTCAACCAGTTCTTCAATTTTGATTCCACTACTAATTACCCGCCCTACAATCTTGTACAGATTAACAATGTAGATTCTAGACTAGAGATTGCACTTGCTGGATTCAGTAAGGAAGAAGTTAAAGTCTACACAGAGTACGGACGGATTGTTGTAGAGGGTAAGAAAGAAAAAACAGAAGAAGAATCTGAGTATCTACACAGAGGTTTGGCTCAGAGATCTTTCCAGAGAGCCTGGGCATTGTCAGAAGACATTACAGTTAAGGATGTAAATTTTGCAGATGGACTTCTCACAATTAAACTGGGCAAAGTGATACCAGAACATCACGCACGAAAGGACTATCTATAGATTTTATTAAGAAAGTAGTATTTAATACTTATTGTCAGGATCTCCAAACATAAATATGTTACAGGAGGTAAAGACAAATGCTAAACATCAAGTTTACATTGGCACATCCTGTAGTGCCAGAATTTGATCCAGAAATCCACGATCCAGATGAGGTGTTTGCACTTCTCTGTTACCGAGGAATTCATTACGCCAAGTGGTGTAACATCAAAATACTATTTCAATGATACAAGGAGGGTTGACAAACCCTCTTTTTTTGTCCTAAAATGTAAGAATGATTGATTTTTTATTTCCTACCACGTTATATCATACAGATCTGGATACTCCTGATGATATTCATGAAGGTATGGTGAATTACATTGATAGATTTTATAATAAAAATATAGAACATCTTGGATTTGCTCCTAGTTTTACTGGAGAGATACTAGGTGATTCCCAGATATCAGCAGAACCAGAGTTCTCATGGGTTACAAAACAGATATCAATACATCTTGAAAAATACATAGAGGAGATAGGCGCAACACTAAAACCAACAGACATACATCCAGGCTCAGACATATATGTTCCCCAATCATGGCCAATAGTATGCGTAAATGGAGGGGGTGTTGGGTATCACAATCACTGCCAATCACATTTTAGTGCAGTTTTTTATGTGAGAACAGAGAAAGATAATCCTACAGGACAACTAGTAGTCTATGCACCAGAACCAAATACTTTATCTGGACTACCTATATTCCATCATAAACCAACATACGGAAGTAGTAGGACAAAAAAATATGATGCTGTTCAAAATAGACTAATAATATTTCCGTCCACTTTGCATCATGAGGTATTACCTTACACTGGTATTACTAATAGATATTCTATATCATATGATATTTTGATTACAACTAGAAAAGAAGCGGGTAATTTTTGTTTAGTAAATCCAAGAAGATGGGTAAAAATTTAGGGGTTGACAACTATCAATACATGTGATACATTATAAATGTGCCTGATCAGCACATCGGGAGTGACTGAATAAACTTACTGGCATATAGCTGGTTAAGGTGATGCGACAGAGGTGGTGCTCGCTGCTGGGA